GGTTAGAGGCGTGGGCAAATGGTGTGGAAGAAGACATGGTAAACAGCCCAAGCCACTATACCTACGGCAAGGTCGAATGCATTGAGGGCATACAAGAGTCTATGACACCCGAAGCATTCAAGGGGTACTGCAAAGGTGCTTGTCTGAAATACCTTTGGAGGTACGAGCGTAAGGACAAGCCGTTAGAGGACTTAAAGAAAGCGCAGTGGTACCTAAACAAGTTAATAGAAGGAGTTGAAAGTGAAGATTGACGAACGGATAATACAGATTGTTATTGATCCAAGTGACGGGGAGGTTATAGGACTGTCTCAATACGGACGAGTATTTCGCATACGGTATGGAATTACAGGTAGTGGATGGATATTGGATACAGGTGCAGAACTATACGCGAAAGATGGGAAGGAATTAGGATACGGTAAGGGTGTCCACAAATGAACCTGATAACGGTTGATCTGGAAACGTATTATGACAAAGACTTTTCCTTACGTAAGATGACAATGGAATCCTATATCCGTGACCCTCGTTTTGAGGTGATAGGTATAGGGTTAAAAGTAAATAATGATGGAACGGAGTGGGCTAGTGGAACACATGAAGAACTTAGACAATACTTACAAACTTTCGACTGGGAAAATTCTATTCTCCTTTGCCACAACACTTTGTTTGATGGTGCCATTCTTAGTTGGCTGTTTGATGTTCATCCTCGCCTCCTTGCCGATACTCTGTGCATTGCCCGTGCTCTACATGGGATCGAAGTTGGCGGCTCTCTCTCTGCGCTTGCTCAAAGGTACAATATTGGAGCGAAGGGAACGGAAGTACTCGACGCTATCGGGAAGCGCCGTGGAGATTTCACCGAAGAAGAACTAAGTCGGTACGGGGACTACTGCATCAATGATGTTGAGTTAACATATAGATTGTTTAACATCATGGGTAAGGGGTTCCCGAAGGGGGAGCTACGCATCATAGACTGCACCTTGCGTATGTTTGTGGAGCCTATACTGGAGTTGGACTTGGGACTACTAGAGCACCACCTAGAAGATACCAAGCAGATTAAAGAAGACTTGATAACGTCCTCTGGTGCAACTAAGAAAGAACTTATGAGCAACCCTAAGTTTGCTGAGTTACTTGTAGGACTAGGTGTTATACCCCCTATGAAGACTAGCCCTACTACGGGTAAGCAGACCTACGCGTTCGCCAAGAACGACGAACAGTTTAAGGCGTTAGCTAGCCACCATGACTCGCGTGTACAGGCACTGGTGACCTCTCGATTAGGCACCAAAAGCACATTAGAGGAATCACGTACTGAGAGGTTTATAGGTATAGCTAAACGTGGGCTGCTCCCGGTACCCGTAAGATACTACGCGGCGCACACTGGTAGGTGGGGAGGCGATGACAAGATCAACATCCAAAACCTACCTAGCCGTGGTGTTAATGGTAAGAAGTTAAAGAACAGTATGCTTGCCCCCGAAGGCTACATGATTATTGACTGTGACTCGTCGCAGATTGAAGCCCGAGTACTAGCATGGTTGGCGGGACAGGATGATTTAGTATTAGCTTTCCTGAACGGTGAAGACGTTTACATAAAGATGTCGTCGAAGATATATGGCATACCTGAAGAAGATGTTACCAAGGAGCAACGCTTTGTTGGTAAGACTACAATCCTAGGTTGCGGTTATGGTATGGGCGCAGTTCGGTTTGCAGATCAATTACAATCGTTCGGAACTCACATGGATGTTGAGGAGGCACGTAGGGTAGTAAGTATCTACCGCGATGCCAACTGGAAGATAAACCACTTCTGGCGTGCATGTCAGAACATGTTAATAGAGATGTCGCGTGGTAACTCAGGTAGCTTTGGCCCCAACGATATAATCAAGTATGGGGTAGACGGGCGTAACGGTTGGGTATTACTACCCTCTGGCTTGAAGATGCGCTATGACGACTTACAGTATGAGCAGGGTGAACGTGGCCCAGAGTTTAAGTACAGAACGCGCCGTGGATACACCAGAATATATGGTGGTAAGGTAGCAGAGAACATATGCCAAGCGATAGCTAGATGTATCATTGGTGATCAGATGTTAGCAATAGCTAAGAAATACAAGGTAGCTTTGACGGTTCACGATTCCGTGGTATGTTGTGTACCAGAGACCGAACTTAGTCAGGCCAAACAGTACATAGAAGATTGCATGAGCACTACTTCTACATGGGCAGAGGGCTTGCCTATAACGTGTGAGTCAGATACAGGTAAGTCTTATGGGGAGGCGGCAGGATGAGTGATATAGAAAAAGCTATGAAAGAAGCGCATAAGTTTGCGGACAAGGCTATAAAAGATGCCGGTACCCGCACACCAAGAGGTGTTAAGGATTGGTTATTCCGCCCCGTAGTCATACGTAGGGTAGAGTTGGTAGTATTAATTGGCCTACTAGGTTGGTCTGTAACGTACGGATTAGGGATGTACATCAATGGGTAAAGTGATTGATTGGCCTAAGCCTACATCAGGCGTACCGGAAACTCATGGGGATTACCTGAGTATCATTGTGGGGGAAACCATAGATGGCGACCCAGTAGTATGTATAGAGCAGTGTGAAACAATAGGTATGACTAGGCACGTTGATCGGATACAACTAAACCTAACGCAAGTCGGTGCGTTAGCGGATGAACTTAACCTAGTATGTAGTATGTATGCGGAGAAACATTAATGAGTAGATATATAATCTTATTTTTAGGTACGCATTACGTGGATGGTATGTACACTAACAAAGAAATGGCTGAAGGGGTTATGGAATATTTCGCAGATGAAAAATTTCCTAACTTACAGTTTAAATTAGAGGAGGCACCGAAAGGCTTTGTAGTGACTGATGATATATTTTGGTCTAGGCATTGCGACAGTATAGTTAAACTTGATCGCCGCCGATCTTATTCGCGGAGGTTACGATGAGCATTGCCCCGTGGTCGTTCTCAAAGATTAAATCTTTTGAACAGTGTCCTAAGAAGTTCTACCATCTAAAGATTGCCAAGGATTACAGGGAATCTGAGACAGAAGCCATGCTATATGGCACTGCCGTACACCTAGCCGCAGAGGAATACATTAGGGATGGTAAGCCGTTACCCCCTGAATACAACTACTGTAAAGATGTACTTGATGTACTGAATGGCATGGAAGGCGAGAAGATATGTGAGATGAAGATGGGGCTTACCGAAAACCTTGAGCCTTGCGAATTCTTTGCTGACGATGTTTGGTGGCGTGGCATAGCTGACTTAGTTATTATGAACAAACGCACCAAAACAGCTTATGTGGTAGACTACAAGACAAGTAAAAATACTAGGTACGCTGATAAAGGTCAGTTAGAACTGATGGCTATGAGCATGTTTAAGATGTTCCCCGACCTAGAGAAAGTGAAGGGTGGGTTGTTGTTTGTGGTATGCGGGGAGTTAATAAAGGAAGACTACTCCAAGCCGGAAGAGCCTAGGCTATGGAAGAAGTGGCTGTCAGACTATAGCCGTATGGAGCAAGCCTTTGAAAACAATGTGTGGAATGCACACCAAAGTGGGTTATGTCGTAGGCACTGTATTGTTACAGAGTGCGTACACAATGGGAGAAACTAATGCGTAAGAAAAGAAAGAAGCAGGTCAACGCCCCCGTAGGCAGTGACACGTTTGAACGTAGAATGGAGCGGCAACGCGCCAGACGTAAGATGGATAGAGAAGGCGCAGATGCCAATGGTAACGGTAAGGCTGACAAGCGTGAAGGTAAAGACGTTAGTCATAAGAAAGCCTTGGTCAATGGCGGAAGCAACAAAGACGGTGTTACAGTAGAGGATAGCTCTACTAATCGTAGTCGGAACTACAAAAAGAAAGGCAGTAGAAAGCCTAAGTAAAGAACTCCCTATTGGTATGGGTTGACGCGTGCTTGATGCGTCTTTAAATGATGTCGTGCCGTTCCTTACGGCGCTATTGCTCCCCAATAGATATGCGGCATAAAATCGAGTAGTCCTAATGAGAATCATAATGCGGACTTAGCCCTATCCGTGGACGAAGCAGGGCTACTAAATTTTTTCGCGTGACGTGGACACCCACTTCATGCTATTTCGTATCGGAGCGATAAATGAAGATAGTAGATAATAAGGCGTTATTACTTACGCTACGTAACCCCGCAAAGGTTACATCGGTAATACCAAAGAGTAGGGAACTACCAAACAACCAAGTACTTGTTAACTGGGGGTTAGAAGAAACGCAGGTGTTGCGTAACATGAATATCAACGCGCCCTCCCCAATAGAATCTAAGTATGAATGGACGGGTAAGTACACACCGTTCGATCATCAGAAGACCACTGCTAGTTTTTTCACGTTAAACCGTAAGAGCTTTTGTTTCAACGAGCAGGGTACAGGCAAGACAGCCAGTGCTATATGGGCGTCTGACTACCTTATGAAGCAGGGGGTAATACGTCGAGTGTTAGTTATATGCCCTCTATCTATCATGGATTCCGCATGGCGCAATGACCTGTTTAGTTTTGCCATGCACCGTAAAGTAGACGTGGCATATGGAGCTAAGGCTAAACGCGCAAAGATAATAGAAGGCGATGCTGAGTACGTGATAATAAATTATGACGGGGTAGAGATTGTAGCGGACGCAGTAGCCAACGGAGGGTTTGACCTTATCATTGTGGATGAAGCTACTCACTACAAGAACCCTCAGACAAAGCGATGGAAGACCTTAAATAAGTTAATCGGGCCAAGCACATGGCTATGGATGATGACAGGTACTCCCGCCGCGCAAAGTCCTACCGATGCGTATGGCATAGCTAAACTCGTTAATCCCAAGGGCGTGCCTAGATTCTTTGGTTCGTTCCGCGACCAAGTGATGAGAAAGGTTACAAACTTTAAGTGGGTGCCGAAAGAAGATGCCACGACAACCGTGCATAGGATACTGCAACCGGCTATACGGTTTACCAAAGACGAGTGCCTTGACCTACCACCTATGGTGTACACCAAAAGAGAAGTACCGCTTACCCGACAGCAGTTGAAGTACTACAAAGAACTGAAGAACAAGATGGTTATGGAGGCGGCAGGAGAACAAGTCACAGCAGTTAACGCGGCGGTCGGTATGAACAAGCTACTGCAAATATCCGCAGGTGCAGTGTATACCGACAAGGGGGACGCAGTAGAGTTCGATATATCCCCACGCTACAAGGTACTACGTGAAGTAATAGACGAGTCGAGTAAGAAAGTATTAGTGTTTGTACCATTCAAGCACACTATAGACATGCTTACCGCCAATCTACGAGAAGATAATATATCGACAGAAGTTATCCGTGGGGATGTGAGTGCAGGTAAACGTACGGAGATATTTAAACGGTTCCAAGAAGCCGATAACCCTCGCGTGTTAGTTATACAACCACAGTCAGCCGCGCACGGAGTTACATTGACTGCGGCTAACACAGTAGTGTGGTGGGCACCGACAAGTTCGTTGGAGACATACGCTCAAGCAAACGCTCGTGTACACAGATCAGGACAAGATCACAAATGTACCGTCGTGCAGCTACAGGGGTCGCACGCAGAGAAACGTGTTTACGCACTGCTAGATAACAGAATAGACATTCACACAAAGATGATTGATCTTTACAAAGAAATACTTGACTAGCTAACGATAAGCTAATAAAGTGAACGTCCCGTTAGTAAAGGAGCGTGTAATGAGTGAAAGTAATACTACCGCTGAACAGTTGACTAAGGTTTATCTAAAGATAAAAGATAAGCGTTCGGAACTTTCTGCGGAATTTAAAGAAGAAGACGGCAAGCTGTCTGAACAGTTAGACAAGGTTAAGAAAGCCTTACTTGGATACTGTAAAGATCAGGGCGTCGATAGTGTGAAGACTTCAGCAGGATTGTTTTACCGATCTGCTAAGACTAGGTATTGGACTAGCGATTGGAGCAACATGCACGAGTTTATATTAGAGCATGGGGCACCTGAGTTACTTGATAAGCGACTCAACCAAACGAACATGAAGCAGTTCCTAGAAGAAAACCCCGCCCTCGTACCTAAAGGGCTTAACGTAGACTCAGAGTATGTAGTCTCAGTAAGGAGGAAGTAATGTCAGTAGCATTTGTACCTATTGAAAATGTAGCGAAGCACTTCTCGGTATCTATATCTACCGTCCGTGCATGGTTACGTAATAACAAGATTCCCACCGATACATATATTAAAGTGGGGCCAACCTATCGTTTCAAGTTACCTGAAGTTGAAGCGGCACTTTTGAACAGTGCGCATACACCCGAAGAAGACTATCTAACTGAAATCTCTATGCACGAACAGCTAGAGTTAGATTTGGATGATGACGCCTGATGAGTAGCAACGGACTACGCCGAATCAGTATACGTGGTGGTAAGTTTCACGTTATAGCTGACGGTGAGGAAGTTACTAGGGATTTAGGTTATATGGATGTGGTGATAGTTAATGCCGCCCCAGTATCTCGCGCTTACTATGGCGATGCGTATGACCCCAATAGGGTTGCGGTACCTACGTGTTGGTCACCTGACACGCAGTTACCAGCTAGAGAAGTACCCCAAGAGCAACGGCAGTCTGCGCGTTGTATGGATTGTCCTCAAAATATAAGAGGTTCAGGTTCTTATGGGGGTAGGGCTTGTCGGTTCTCACAACGACTAGCAGTTGTATTTCAGGATAAACCTGAAGAAGTGTATCAGTTACAGATACCTGCCACGTCTATATTCGGCAGTACTAATAGTGGTGATAAGGGTATGCAACACTATGCTCGGTTACTCGCTAAACATGATACTCCTGTAGTTACTATCATCACCAAGATTTACTTTGATGAGGATAGCGCGGTACCAAAACTTTGCTTTAAGCCGGTAGACCGCTTAGATGAAGACACGCTTACAAGGGTTTCGGCCATGATTGACCACGAAGATACTATTCGGGCTATCACTATGTCTATCCCCACAACAAGTGAACCTGTGTCTCCGTTTAGTGTGGTGGAAGGTTTCGAGTTAAATGCAAACTAATTAATTAGGATTTATAACATGGCTACAAATAATCAATACCTTATCAATGACGTAGAAGCCCTATGGCCTCGTATCAATAAGACTTACAAGTTCGACAATGCAGAAAACCGCACGGTTCCGTGTGACGCGTTTGACGAAGGTGCTAAGTACGAGACTCGTTTCCGTATGACTAAAGACCAAGCTAAGGCTCTCTTTGTATCAATGGTTACCGCATACGAAGCCAAGAAAGAGAAGGGATGGCCTGACAAGTTTGACATGCCTTTCAAGAAAGAAGAAGATGGTACTTATACGTACAAGGCATCTTTGAAAGGGGCGTACGGTAAAGACGCTACGTTTAAGCCTGTACAGTACGATAGTAAAGGCGTTAAACTACCAGACGACTTCATGCTTACCACGGGTAGTACTGTTAACGTAGCAGTAACCTTTACTCCCTACTACATGCGTGAAGCGGGTGTATCCCTTAGACTACGTGCCGTACAGGTTATCAAGTACGTACCTATGGAAGCCGCATCCCCGTTTGGCGCAGTAGAAGGTGGGTTTCAGTTCTCCGCAGAAGAGAATCCTTTTGAAGTAGTAGCACCTGCCGCACCTGCCGCCCCTACGGAAGCAGTAACAGACGACCTGTTTGGGGATGATGAACCCGCGCAAGTCGAGGAGCCAAAGAAAGTAGTTAAGAAGAAAGCTCCTGCACCGAAAGCATCTGACGATGCACTGGCTGATATAGTAGCCGACTGGGACGACTAATAGTCTCCCACTGTAACAACTACACCCATAGCTAGGATGACTACCGAAAAGGGCGTGTAAGCGCCCCTGCTATGGTACCTCTCGGAATTAGGTACTATTTATGAAAACAGAAGATTTTTTAAGGAGGGTATTGGGGGAAGACGGGCATTACTGCTTGTTCTCTTTTCGTACAAAAGATGATCGGAGGATACAGAAGTTTTACACCTCCGTGGGGGATATGGCCGATGCCGCACGCGACCTAGATAACAAGGGGTATGACGCATACTTCGCTCTAGGCACGTTCAAAGAACCGAACTCACGTAAAGTAGCTAACGTGCATCATCTGAAGTCTTTCTTTCTCGATTTAGATTGTGGGGCTACCAAAGACTATCCAGATCAAGATACAGCTCTTGTGGCACTACAAGGGTTCTGTAAGACATTATCACTACCGAAGCCCAAGCTAGTTAACTCTGGACGTGGCATACACGCGTATTGGTTCCTTTCGGAGTCGATAGAGTTGAACGACTGGCTACCTGTAGCAGAACGTCTAAAGAAGTTATGTGCTGAACACGGGCTACTGGCTGACCCCTCTGTCACTGCCGATGCCGCTAGGGTACTGCGAGTACCAACCACGCATAACTATAAGACTGACCCCCCATCTGCTGTTGAGTTCTTAGCAGATGATTACCCTGACAACGTAGACTTTGATAAGTTCTCGACCTTGTTGGGAGGCGGACTGATACCAGTTCCTAAGATAATGGCTCCTGCCGGTAGCAATGCTGTGATGAACGCACTGATCGGTAACAGGCAAAACAAATTTAAAGACATCATAGCTAAGACTATGAACGGTACTGGCTGTGAGCAACTACGCACCATATGGCAAGACCAAGAGAATTGCAGTGAGCCTATGTGGAGAGCGGGGCTATCTATAGCTAAGTTCTGTGTTGACTCTGAGTCAGCGGCACGCAACATATCTAAGAACCACGAGGGTTACTCTGAGCAGGCTACCGTAGAGAAGATGGAGCTAATCAAAGGCCCATACAAGTGTACGTCTTTCGACGAGTTTAACCCCGATGTATGTTCTGACTGCCCGAACTGGGGCAAGGTAAAGTCTCCTATAGTGCTAGGTAGTAGCGTGATAGAAGCTACCGCAGAAGATAACATAGTAGAAGTACCTGAGATGGACTTACCTGACTCACCTATTACTACTACCTATGTGATTCCGCCGTACCCTAGGCCATTCTTTAGGGGTACCAATGGTGGGGTGTATATGCGTACTACCAATGCCGAAGGCGATACAGATGAGAAGGTGGTGTACCACAATGACCTGTACATAGTTAAACGCATATCAGATGTAGAGATGGGCGAAGCAGTGGTCGTTAGATTGCACTTGCCCAAAGACGGGGTTAGAGAGTTTACTATTCCCCTTACAGCGGTTACTTCAAAAGAAGAATTACGGAAACAGATGTCCATGCATGGTGTGGCCGTCTCACGAATGGATGAACTTATGACTTACATGACAACTTGGGTAAACGAGTTACAGGCTACGGGAGTAGCAACAGAAGCACGTAGGCAGTTTGGGTGGACTGGAGATGACTTTAAGTCCTTTGTATTAGGCAATGAAGAAGTATTTGCTGATCGTATTGGCGACAATCCTCCCTCTACCCCGACAGTGGGGTTGTTTCACGCATTTGAACCTAAAGGCACTTTGCAGGGTTGGATAGATACGGCCAACTTTTACAACCGTGATGGGTTTGAACTGCATCAATACATAGTAGGCACAGGGTTTGGTTCCCCCCTTATGGCCCTGTCCCCCGTTTCTTGTGCAGGGTTTCACGTACATAGTAAGGAGAGCGGCGTAGGTAAGACCACCGCCATGAACGTAGGCGCGTCTATATGGGGTAGCCCTAAAGCCCTAGTACTGGGAGAAGATGATACTCAACACTCTAGGATGAACCGCAGTGAGGTATACCAAAACCTACCCCTGTACATTGACGAACTTACTGAACTTAAAGGTGAGGATTTATCGTCGCTTATATACCAAATATCCAGTGGTAAACAGAGGAACCGTATGACTAGTGGGGGTAATAATACCGAACGCGCTAGAGGTAAACCTTGGAAGCTACTGTCCGTTACCACAGGCAACTGTAGTGCTATCGAGAAAGTCAGTCTGTACAAGGCTATGCCGAAAGCGGAAGCCCAACGGATGATGGAGACTAAAGCAGTTAGGTTGTTCGACCAAAGTAAAACTAAGTACTTAACAGACATACACGCAATCAATGCAGAAACTATATACGGGCACGCAGGTAAAGTGTACATGCAGTACGTTATAGCTAACATAGACAGTGTTAAGGATTTACTGGAGAAGGTACGGGCCAAGATAGATAAGGCGGCACAGCTTACCGCAGAGAACCGATTCTGGTCAGCGGGTGGGGCTTCTACCCTTACGGGTGTACTCATAGCTAAGAAGCTAGGGCTAGTAGACTACGATACAAATAAGTTGTTTAAGTACATAATTAAACTATTGAGAGAGAATAAGGACAATGTGGCCGGTATGAACTGTTCTGCACTAGATACTTTAAACGACTACTTCCATGAGAACTGGGGTAGCATACTTAAAATCAAAAGCACCGACGACTTACGTAAGGCACAGAACAACGGGCTAGATGCGTTAGTCATACCAGAATTAGACCCTAGAATTAGGTTAGTAGGGCGTTACGAGACTGATACGAAGATAGCTTACTTAATACCTAAACCCCTTAAAACGTGGTGCGGTAGGCAACAGATAAATTATTCAGCGTTTATTCAAGAACTGAAAGATAAGTCTGGAGCTAAAACTACTAAGGTGCGGTTGACTAAAGGTACTACTACTTACCTACCACTAACTCACGTTATATCCATAGACTGTTCTGCGGCAGATGTGAAGGTGTAACATGTTAATGGTTGATGACCTACATCCCGACGGGATACGTATTATAGTTAACTGGGAGGGTATGCACGTTGGAGCGTCCCTCTTCGTACCGTGTTTAAACACGCAGAAAGCTAAGGATCAGGTCGTAACACTGTTTAAACGTAAGAAATGGCAAGTAAAGACAAAGATAGCCATAGAAAATGGTAAATTAGGTATTCGTATCTGGCGGACTATATGATACTATATTGGACGTAGTGGGCCACTCCCCTTACTCACTATGGTTTTACCTCTCTACCCCCCTGCTCGTTTCCGAGGCGACAGGGGGGTTTTTATTAGTAGCCCTTGTTGTATTCCCTGTTACTTCTCTCTATAGCGAACTTCATTATAGGATTTACCGTAACCCCATTGTGCATCTTGGCTGACGTAGCCATATGAGATTTAACTGACTTGGTTATTTGCTCCCCCGTCAGTGCCGCAGTAGGGTGACGCTTGTTATGGGTACTAATATCTTTCAGTACCTCTGCCATAACCTCATGGTCACCCATGCGCTGTGCTACATAGAACTTCTTGGCTAGCATGGAACGCTTCTCTGTAACTGCTTTCTCTACGCCTTTGTTCCTACCAGATACTTCTTGACGGTAAGTGTATTCCGCAGGGGGGAATCCTAGAGCCTGAGCCGCGAAATCACCGACAGTCATGTCATCATATATAGGGTCTTTTCTCCTAGACCGTATACCACCTTCTCTTGCGTAACGTCCAACTGTGCTACGGTAAGCATTAGTAAGGCCAGCGGGCATAAGGCTTTCCATACCACGCTCAAAGCTACCGTACTCGCTTGAGTTGAAGTCATCATAGGCGCGTTTGAGCCTAGTGCCTGTACTCAATGCAGGGCCACCCAAGTAGAATCCTAGGCTTTCTTCCAGAGAAGGGTCTTTGTTAAACCTGTTCTCCTGCAACAACAAGTTACTTAGGCTAACACGCGAGGCTACATCTGTACCCGTAAGCGCAGTTAACCCGCCTTTGTACCAACCTTCACCTAGGTACTTACGTGTTATGGTGCGAGCATCGTCCTCCTCGTTAT